TATCGAAACTGGTTTCTGCAAATTACCATATGTTAATCCTAGATCATCCGAATGATATTCCTTTAGTAGTGATATTTTATCCATATTAAGATATATATCTCTTCCTGTTGTTCCTTTAGGAGCTAGAACTAAAACAGTCGTTTTCTGACCATTAGGTGCGTTTATTTGCGAAACCTGTATTGGTTTTACTTCATATCCTTCGTCTTTTAATTTCTGAAGTGCGGCATCCAATTTTGTTCTTGGTATACCTAAACTTCTTTCAACACCTTCACCAACATCTATATATGTTTTATTCTTAACTGCATCTTTTAACATATTAGTTGTTGATTCTAGTATTTGATCTTTCATTTTCTCAGGATTCTTAAGCATATTTCTTACTGTGCCTTCAGACAATCCCAATTCTTTTGCAATAGCAGTATTGGACATCTGCCTATCATATCTCATATGTGCTACCTTAGCAGCATCAGATGCATATTTCTCTGCTTTTGCATTTGTTAACTTTGCTCGCCATTCACCGGTTGAATATCCCATAGCTTTAGCTATTTCTGTATTAGTTAATCCTTGTGATCTTAATCGATCAACCTCATATAGAAAATCAAATCCATGTTGATGAGGATTTTCACCTGATCCTTGACGATATCTTCCAGAACCATGTGGGTCGAAATCATATTGCTGAGGTGTTCCCGTATGTGACAAAAACATTTTGTTACTCATGATATCCGTTCTCCCATTCATTAATTAATCGGTCACTAGTCACTATTTTATCCATTATTGGAACAATTTCTGTTATTTCTGGATTATGAACTCTAATTTTATTATTTTGATATATCCTTAATTCCATTTCTATATCCGATACATCAATATCATATTCCAAACAAAATATTGCAGCATAAATTTCTAATTGCTCCATATGTGTTGGACCTTTACCGGTTTTTAAATCATGGATCCTTAAAAAGTTATGTTTAAACGATATAGTATCTGCACATCCAAAACAATATGGTGAATAATATAAAACCTGTTCTGGTTTCATTTTAAATCCTATTGCATCGTTGACATACATATTTATTGTTTTAGGTACATCATCTAATCTTTGTCCTAAGGTTATGCATGTCTTTGCAAAGTCATGTAATATTGTTCCTCTTTGTGCTGCTAGATAATTGTTGTATGAAGAGAATAATTTTTCTTCATCGTAATTTATCCAATGATAATTACTCCCTCCAAGAAATGCGTGAAGTCCTTCTAATTCTGAATGATCGTTGAAGTTCATCCAAAACCTCCTCTTTGTTTTCAGGATAGATAAACTTCGCATAGGACATTTTATTCATCAATGAAATATAATAATCTTGATTGGGCCTATGAGATGCATCTTTTGACTTCTTAACTTCAAGAGCAGCCCATTTATCCTTGAACAAAATTAAAAGATCTGGAATTCCTTGAATGTAATTTGGATCGTTCTTTAAAATTATACATCCTGGAAATTCTCTTTTAATTTCATTTATTAATTCTGCCTGAAATTTATTTTCATTCATTGATTGTCCTTTCAAACAACTAGAAGAGCTGTAAATGCTTTTTCGCCATTTATATCTCTTCTTCTCTATTAGAGGAGTTGTTTTTTTTACGAAGTCATTTTTTCATAATATTTTTTCTCATTGAAGTCTTTTTTCTTCTCTAAACTTTTTAATATTGCTTTATCAATTGATGAGTTTGAATAAAGATAGTAATAATATAGATCTTTATATGGTGTATTTCTTCTATCTATTCTTCCAGCTGCTTGATGCATCATTCTATATGAATAACTTAAACTAAAGAATACTATTACATTGGTATTTATACAATTCCATCCTTCACTACCAGAGTTGTACTGGACTATATATATCCATCTATCATTTTCTGGTATATCAGAATGAATATGTCCATTTAATTCTCCATGAGCGATATTCATATCTTTTATTAATTTTAATATTGAATCCCTCTCATAATCAAAGTTATAAAATACAATGATTCTTTTATGTATTTCTAATATTTCTTTTAATTTTGTTATTCTATTAATATCACCATTAACTATTCGTCTTTGTAGTTGAACATATCTTGATGCGTTCTCTATTGGTTTATTATTTATAAAATCCCATCTATCTTTAGCCATGTTTTTATATAAAATTTCATCATAATTTGTTATTATGTTAATCCTATGAGGAACTGTTTTTCTTTGAACCGGCATTTCAATCAATATTGATCTTTTTAATTCTTCAAGATGATTTTCTTCTACATACCTTTCTATTTTTGGAAAATTTGTATATCTTGAAAATATTACATGCCTTCTATAAAATTCAGTTCTATTTTTATAAAAACCATTAGCTATAAATACTGGAATATAATCAGACCATGTATCGCCTGGTGTTGCACTAAGTAATATCCAATTATTACTTTTTGTAATTTTTATAAATGATTTAGACCATGCTCCTGAACCGACGACTCTTTGTTCATCAAATATAAAAAACGAATCTTTAATATCAACATACTTTTTGATATTATTCCAAGAGTCGATAGTAACTTGTGATATTGGAAATTCTTTTAATTCTTCCTCCCATTCTTTTTTATCTCTTTTTGCAGCTGTTGTAATTATGTATAATGGAATATATTTTTTAACCTCCTCAAATGTATCAACTATTTTTCCACCACATTCTTTACTAAAGAAATATACCAATGCTGTTCTAGATTTGCCAGAGCCGGTTCCGCCAACGAGAATCGACCCTGACTTTAATCTATTTACTGCTTTTCTTTGACACTCATCAAATTGCATCGTCTGTTATTGCATCCATTGCGCTGGCAGGTGCATTCTTATATCTTTCATCAATCTCTAATTCAAGCTCATCTTCATAGATCTTAATTCTAAGAGTTCTCAAATATGCCTTTATCCTTGTTTTGCCATTATCATCCCAATAACGAGGATTTATTGTTAGATCTATTTCTTCCTTTTCTGCCCAGTCTAACATACCAACCGTTTCTTCATCTAATCTAGTCTCGCCTTTACTTGTAAGTAATATAATCTTAGGAGGCCTGTTTGTAAAGCTTACTGCAATACTCAAAAATGCTTTCTTCTCATCTCCCGGATTTCTTGGTTCGAGCCATCTGATATTCCATCCATCCTTTTCCATATCTTCTGCAACTTTTATATCATCTATAAATACACAGAAGTTTCTTCTTCCCTCAGGATTATATGGAGGAATTTCCTTTCCTGAAAAATTAGATTTAAATATTGTTGCATTTCTAATTGTTATTGGTTCATAGTTTCTATCCATTTCTATTCTCCTTTCATTTTAAGATATAAACTCATCATAACTTCCAAACTCTTCAATATGTTTTATAGAATCATTTGCTAAATCTATGAAATATGACTCATCAATATCTTTTTCTTTCTTAAGTGTCTTAACAGTTTCTGATTCTAAGAATCTGTATCCCTTTGTCCCTTGCACGGCGTAGTAATTATCTTCTCCTCTCAAAGAATATAATTCTCCACCACCACAACCTTTCTTAATAGGACAGAATTGACCGATACGACCAACAAAGATATAATTGTGTCCTTTACTTATAGCTTCTTTTAAATCCTTAGCCGCCTCTTCATCTACTGGATCTTCTTTAAGAACTTTCTTTAATTCTTTTTCTGCTTCTGTAACATCAGGAAGCTCTTCATTCATATCCAAATATAATGATGTCTCAACAGACTTGGTTATACATAAATCATCAAACTTAATTTTTGATTTTGTAAATAAAGATTTAAATACATATGGAACTGCGAACTCTGTTCCTGTAGCTGTCCAAGGAGTTATTATCTTTTCTCCAGTTGTCGGTATCTCAAACTCATGATCACCATCAGCATACTTTGCAATATAAACTGCGTCATTTACTAGACACATTTTTTCATAAGTTGCCTCATGCTCAAATTCGTAACCATACTTCTTACCGAAGTCCATTACAAATTTTATTATCTTATCGTCAGCATCTGGAATCTTAATTGAATCTGTCTTAATATGTGCAACTGTATATCCTTTCTCTTGCACAGCATTCAACAGATCAACCATAAACAATGCTCCGCGTTTGGCAACTATATTGTCTATATTTCTTGGATCTCTAAACTTATTATCAAACTTAGCACTTGTTAAACCATACACTGAATTTATTACAGTTTTAAGTGCATTGCTAAGGTCCTTGAGATTAAAGGTGGCATCTGATACGTATTTGGTAAGCTTTCCTTCCAGTAATTTGGATAATGCTTCCATATCTTGGTGTTTGATTGCAATTCTCGCTTGCTTAATTTCACTAAACACTTTTGTATACTTGTCACCAAAGAGGTTAAGATTTTCGATAGAACTTGGATGCATTGATGCAATATCGAGCAAAGCGACGTTTTTATAGATTCCAGGTTCTGCATAAACAAATCCTCCTTCACCAACTTCTATTCCTCTATACATTGACTTACCGTTATCAAATGTATATCCAGGGAACATCTGACTAAGGTCTGTATAAACAAATTGTGTTTGAGGATGCTGATCATAACCAAATATAATTCTTGTAGAATGACTATTGGTTGTATCGTTAACTGTAAGACCTGAAAGTTCTGCCAATATCTGACGAGCTATCCAATCACCTTTCAAATGATCAAATGTTAACTCTGTAGATATAACGTCATTACAACAATAATCAGCAACCATTCCCCAATCTTTTTCATCTACTGGTTGATCCCATGGAAGAGGACATTCCTGATGATGGATGCCCAACTTTATTTCCCATTTCTTAAGACCCATCTTATTCATTGCTGATGCAAAATCATAAACATCTGTATAAGACAAATTATACGCTGCCCCAAAAAAACAGTTCTTGCTCTTATTTATTATTCTCTGACTCAACTGATATAACTGTTCATTTGTATAACCCATCATTCGAGCATACATAATATGATTATCATATCTTCTACAGTTAAATCCAATCAGTTTATGTCTTAAGAGCTCTTCTATTTCTGTTGGTGTAGGATTTATCATCTTAACACATTTATGATTCTT